TCTCTATTTTGAATCGGTAGAATCATTATTTTCGTTTAATTTGATTCTTATATTAATCTCTTTTGCGTTCTTTGCAACGTTTCTTTCGATTAGATTAACAAATCTAGTGACTTGTTTTTCCACGGCTGTAATTCTATCTATGAGAGGAGTCAGGTCTTGTTGTACAATTTGTTGTACAGGTGGAGGCTGTGGGTGTGGTACTTGAGGTGGAGGTTGTTGTGGTACAGCTTGTTGTGGTTTTTGGTATATTTCCTTATTTAAAGGAATGTCGTTCATTGTTGCACTTTTCTGCACAATTCCTTTATTCAATCCATGCGCCTGGGCGTTTAAGGAGTGTATAAATTGTTTTGCTTCTAGTTGTTGTAGTTGTTCAGGAGTCACAAGTTTGGAAAAGGGGGAGGATAGCCTCCCCCATATGTTATTAATTAGTTTTTTAGTCCAACGTATCAAGTAGTTCTTTTACTTTATCGGAATCAACACTTTCTTTCGAAGAGGTATCTACATCTCCAAAATCAATATCGTCATCGTCATCGTCAATTGCAGAACTTGTAGCTGTTGGAGTCGCTTTAACAGGCTCTGGAGTAGACTCACCATCTTTACCGTAATAATGCTCGTTCAACATAGTAACAAGCTCGTCGTAAGACTTAACTGGATATACCTTATCAAGCTCAAAAGCTTGCTCATAAATAGATCCAACATTATCACTAGTAACACCAGAGATCTCTGACGGACTAGCGAACCTAGAAGTTACATAGCTAGGATAACCTCCCTGCTCTTCTACCTTAACTCGTAGATTACAACCCTCAGGATAAGAGAAGATCTTTTCACCAAACTCTTCTGCGTCGTCCCCTTCGATTGCTTCCATAATAATCTTATGTAGCTGTTTACCGAATCGGAGAATCTTGACCTTACCTTCATTCTCAGGATTCTCAGGATCTTTTACTACGTAGACATTAATCAACCATTGCTCCCTACGCGTAAGAGCCTTAGCTTTTTCCTTCTCTTCTTCAGTACCAGTTCTCATGATACGGAATCGAGCTTCGGCAATCGGATCACGCTCACCCCAAGTCTGAGGACTAATCGCGCTCTGAAATTGCCCAGTTGCTTCACTTACCCAGCCATGAGAAAAGTAATGAAAAAATGTCTTACTAGGCTCTGGTGTGTAAGGTAGTAACCTTACCGTATAGGTATTACCTGTCTTCAACCGCATGATATTGCTGGTCGAACTACTTGACTGCGTCGGCTTAGCCAACGAGTCCTTAATTGATGCAAACATACTATTTGTCATTTGTTATTAATATTTTGTTTATAGTTTTTATTAGTTTTATACTCAACGGTTTGATTTTCTTCGAGAAGACGAGTCTCGATCTCAAACTGCTCAAGAGATTATAAAAGTTTTTACATACAAATTCAACTGTATTTTTCTCTAGCTGGATATTTTTTTCGCATAAATCTAAACTTAATAAAGAATAGTAACAAATATGACCATCTTTGAGATCTAAGATATATTGCGGATATAGTCCTTTATGTAATTCAAGATAGTCTTTACAGCTAGAAAGGTTATTATCAAAGCAAACCTGATAGATGTGCTTAAAGCTATTTCGTAGTTGAGTCAAGTTGTACGAATGGTCAGGTTCAGTAAGTTGTAGATTCTCTAGATATTTTTTGTAAGAACTTATAGCATTAAATGTGGTAAAGTATTTTAAGTTAATATATTCTTCTGAATATAATTCATACGGAGCTGTAAAATACATAAAAGGGTCAATTTTTTTATTAGATAAAATATGACTTATCTTTTTAATGTAAGTAAAGTTTTCGTCAGAAAGGTTGTCGAAGTTTTTGCGATATTTAAATCCCTTACCACGGCGACTTATTTTAAGGTAGGTATTGTAAATGTTTTTTTCGTAAACCGATAACTCGCTCATAAAGATATAGAATGCTTTTTAAGATACTTTGTAATATACTTACTTTTATATAAGTAAGGGTCATGTTGTAAAAATAATTTTACTAAATCAAAATTACTTTCCAATATTAGTATATCTTTAAATAGAGTTCTATATTTTTTTTCTTTTAGAATTAATAAAAAAACATTCGCGAGATTAATTTTTTTATTTTCACATACTGAGACAAAGCTGCATAAACTCAAAAATTTGTGCGTTATATCTTTTTGCTCTAGTAATGTGTATGGGTTATCCATTTATTGGTACAAAGTTTTTACTCAAAGTAAGTATAACATCATTTAATACCCCTCCTGCTGCGTATTCGTGGCCTCCACCTTCACATACCTTTTTAGCAAATTTACCTAAGTCTAAATCTACTCCGGAATTTTTACGAAAATAAACTCTTTTACTTTTTAGATTTATTAGCATACATACATCGCATTTAGACTTATCTATTACATATTGCGCAACATCATTAATATACTCATCTGCGAAAGCGCTTACAAAGGTATATTTCTTTTTACTAACTGGTATATTACATGTATATAATTCTAAACTTTCAGCAAGTTTTTTAAATTTATAAATGTGATAACTTATAATTTTGTTCTGCTCATTAGTGAAGCCGTGAAAGCCATGCTCAAAATCATTAACAAAATTTTGCAGTTTATTACCGTTTTTATACCAGAACAAAAAGTTGAGTTTATTACTTTCAGGAAATTTTAATTCGTAACAGTCATAATCATTTACTAAAGCAATAAGATGTTTTTGTTCAACAGTCAAATTACCCAGAAGATCGAGAGTGTTATAATGTTTGTATAGTAATTTACTGCAAGATGTTTCATTCACATCAATATAAAACTTAGCATTTTTATAGATTTCTTCCTTATGAGTCTTATGATGATCAAATATACAAACGTTATTCTTGTCAATTAGATCCTGTATCTCTGTAGTATCTAAATCAAAAAAGTATACTTGCTTGTAGTCTTCAAGTTTATGGTTATTCAACCACCCTAAAAACTTTTCTCTCAAGTTACTGACCTTGATAGTTACTACTTTAGATTTTTTTTGTCGAGCCCAGCTGTGAACTAAATAACTACAAGCTCCATCAAGATCTAAATCAGTAAAGACTATTTCATCTTTAACCATTACGATTATTTACACCTGCCTCCCAAATTGTACAGCGTCGTTTTCCGCAGCGTTGATATCATCATTAACATTTAAGTCATTATTTTCTTCAAGAGTTAAAGTGGTATAATCAATACTCATTCTAGTAGAACCAGTATTAGCACCAAATCTGTTTTTGATAATACCTATATGCAATGCATTATCATCTTCATCTTGTTCAGTACGCCAAATACTTACTATTGCATCTGCAGTGGCTCCTAAACCGTAACTCTCTCCAATCGACTCTAACCCCGGGCCTCCTGTGTCGTTATTATTACCATACCCGGTTCTATTTACCTGGGTAGCAGAAACAACTGGACATTCAAATGTATAAGACATAGCTCTCACTTGCTCAGATATATTTTTGATCCGCTCATATGAGTTATTCCCATATGTAGCAGCCATTAGATTCAAATAATCTAATACAATTATATCTGGTTTGAAACCTTTATTGTTTAGCTTTTTGATATATGCTTCCAATTGAGGAGGTGTAATAGAATTAGGAGGAAACTCTTTAATTAAAAGCTTACTATTAGGTCGTACTGCTTTGAAAGTATTAACTTTTTCTTTTAAAGTATCAACATGATCTTGTAATCTATTGATTGGTAAGCTTGTAAGTTTAGAAGTTATTCGCTTACTATATATCATTTCTGACATTTCTAACGAAACGACTAAAACCTTCTTACCAGCTTCTGCTGCATTAGTAGCTACATTACTCAAGAAAATAGACTTACCAACGTTTGTAGGGCCAGCGAAAATATACATGGCTCTACCAGCTTCAAGAAAACCACCATCTAGTCTTTCATCTAACCAATCCCAACCAGTTTTAATAGTAGTCTGTCTCGTAGTAATATCGGTAATATGTTTTTCTAAGTCTTCAAAATAATCATGACCAATATTAGTAGTGATAGATACATTGCATGCTTTGTTAAACTTCTCGTGAATAGTTTTTACATCTCGTTCTTTACTATCTACAATTTCTAAGAAGGTATTGAATACAGCTTGCTCTTGTAAAAACTTTTCTGTATATGAATAAAGCTGCTCATCAGTTAGATCAGACTTTATGTCATTAATTACAGTTTTAGATTTTTCATAATGCTCTTTTAACTGGTCAGTATTAAGATATAATTCTAACTCAGTACGAGAAGGTCTCTTCTTATTCTTCTTATATAAAGCCTGAATTATCTTAATAATCTGTTGAAAGTTTTTATTCTTAAAAAACTTATAGTTCAGATTATCAATTATAGAGTTTAAGTATATTTCATCTTCAAGACAAGTCTTAAAGACTATACGCTCCAAATAATCAAGATCTATATCGAGGTAGTTACTTTCGCTTGTTAGCATATTTACTGAGGACATTATAGAAGTAATCCTCTGAAATTGCAAATTCTTCTGTGAATTCAGTTAAGCCAGGTGAGTCGTGTATGACTTGTATAGGGGCTGTGGTTAACTTCATTCCAGCAACATGACAATCAAAACAAAATTTGAGATCGTAGTGGTGAAAGCCTTTTATATTTTCGTCGAATTGAACGTTATGTAGTGCAATAGATTTAGTTTTGACTGCTAGAAACAAACCGTCAAGTAAAACTACTTCACGCGGAGTAGGTCCGAAAATTGTTTGATAATATTCGTTTTTATTTTTATAGTGTGCTACAACCCCAGAAAGTGAATCAGGCTTACTCATTAAGTGCCAAAGACATGGTTTCTTAACCTGTAGCTTACTGCCTCCTGCAAGACCAACTACATCATAACCTAGTTTAAATTGCTCTCTAATACACGTTAGAAAATTAACGCTATCAATATGTAGATCATCGTGAACAAAAAGTATACAATCATACTCTTTGAGATTTTCTTTTGTGAGATATCTATTATATACATTACACAAACCGTACGTATTTTGATACGTCGGTTTTAAAGTGTATGAAACTATAGATTGTTTTTCTTTATGACTCGCCAGACTTTTTGCTAAGCGCGTATTCTTAAAGTCTGCCTCTGTATGCTTTGTAGCAACTGCTATTAAAGTTTTCATAAAAAGAACGGAGTAGAGTTAAGCTTGAATCTATTTATTTCTTTAAAGTTATTAGAAGTAAAGTTATATTCAAGCACAACTCCCTCGTCTATATATTTATATTCTGGTATAGCCGCAGACGTGAAATTACCTTCGCTATAATGCAGGGTACTACCAGATCTAAATATACGCAAACTACCAGTTTTACTATTATAATACCAGCAACTAAAAATACCTTGCAGCATTTCTAAGGCTTCTTTAAACCCGACCTTTTCCATGAGAGGTAGAATGATACTACTATCAACATCATTATAGTTTTCTAGTTTCATCTTCTCAACTAGATCTCTATCATTTTCTAGGACACCATTATGTGCTAAATAACGGCCGTTGATAGTAAATGGGTGAGATGTTTCTTGTTTAAACTCTCTTACCTTTGATGTAGGAGACTGTACGTGCCCGAGATAATAAATACAAAAAGGATTCTCTGCAATAGGTTTAGTAAAATCTAGTTCGTGTTTGGTTTTTACTAAAGTATTACTTTGTAATCCTTGTGGGAACAAATACGTTACGCTGCGTACAAAATTACCCCTCTCTGTATTTTTTTCACAGAGCTTTTTAAATGTTTCTATATTATTTGATCCAAAAATTCCACACATAATTTTATAATCTATTAAGTTGTTTTCCAAGGTATATCATCTCGCTCATACTCTATTGGATCAACGAGCCCATTTTGTAAGAAACCTTGTATGCGTGAACTACACGCTGTACAATAACCACATGCCTTTTCTCCTCCCTCATAACAAGTCCAAGTATCTTCGAACTTAACGTTATTTTTCACCCCAGTTTCAATAATTTCCTGTTTTGATAGTTTAATTAGAGGAGCTTCTATTTTAACTTTTGTCTTTCTGTTCAGAGCAGTTACATTATTAATCTCTGCAAGAAACTCTTTACTACCATCCCAGTAACCTGCTTGACTATCTACAAGAGCAGACCCATGATATACTGTTTCAGCGCCAACCGCTTCTGCGTACGAACATGCAATAGATAGCATCATCATATTACGAAACGGAACATAATTTACAGTTTGCGCATCTCCTAATACATCTCGCGCATGCGCTACTTTTATGTTATTGTTAGTTAGAGAGGAAGTCGGCGCAATGTCTTTAAAAAAACTTATATCGATAACTTTATGCTCTTCGATATTATCATAATTATCAATTTGCATTCCAGCATATAAAATTTCTTTAGTATGCTTTTGACCGTAATCATACGTTAGGGCATAAATCTCATCATGAACTCTTGCTGCTAAACTTAAGATTACCGAACTATCTAAACCACCCGAAATAGGTACTACTGCTTTACTCATCGTCTTGTTCTAATATAGCTAATTCACTAAGTGATTTACCATAACGGTACTTTTCACTTATAGAAGATTCTAACTTAGGTAGCACATTACTCCACGTTTCTTCGTCGTTGCGCCAATTTTTGTAATAACCTAACTTTTTCTCTCCCATACTATAAGTCGAACCATTCTGTTGAATGATACCATGAGATACGGCAATATCTTTCAAACCGGAATATTTCTCTAAACCAGTTTTAAAGTTAAGATATGCTTCTCCTTGCAAGAACGCTGGTATAAATCTATTTTTTACCGTAAGCATACGAAGAGTAACTCCAGAGTAATTACGACTTTCAGTTAATGCTTCGTCGTTTGTATTACCTGCATCAGTTTTTTCTTTCTTCGCTGCCATTTGTACTAGTATAGACGCCATGTATACAGGACCAGACCCACCAGCTTGTTGCTTAACTAAGGTAGGATGGAGTGCACCAGGGTCAGCGTACGTATGATTACTCGCAATTACGGTAGTTCCCGTCACGGCTGCCTTGTAAGTAATAATACGCATCATGGATTTGAGCTGCTTGGCTCGAAGCCCCATATCCATGGCGCCTTTATTAGCACCAGCATCGTTTATTTCCTTCTCCGATGCTAAATTGCCGAGGGAGTCAATAGAAATAATGAACTTACCATGCAGTTCAGGTTCTTTTTCTACTTCATCCAAGAATGTCATGATCTGGTTACGGCAACTCTCTACTGTATCTACTGGTACGTATTTTACATTAGAGGTATCTAACCCGACATTTTCGGCTCCCTCGTTTTCTACTGCTACCTCTGTATCAAAGATAACAGGAACCATGCCTTTTTGTTGTGCATGTGCTAAGATTTTATTCAAGATAAAGGTCTTACCACAACCTGAATCTCCTGCAAAGATAGTAATCCTACCTTTCGGTACACCACCGTATAGAGACCCGGATAGAATTGAGTTGAGAACTAGGCAACCCGTATCAATCCACTCAGTAACATTACTAAGAGTATTTTTCTCTAACGTAGTAGCGTTACTATTTAATTTTTGCAGTTTAGCAAATGCTTTATCAACAAGGTTTGACATGTATTAATGATCTTCAAATAAGGTTACTTCAGGAACTTCTTCGTCTAGCTTTTCTACCACTGGTTCCACATTTGGTTCTCCTGTAGTATTAATCTTCGCGTTATAATGAGTTAAGATCTTATCAGAAATCTTTACTTCTAATTCAACGTACTGACCTTCCTTATATACAAAAACAGGTTGCTCTCCTTCAGAAAATTCATTAAAGAAAAGAGGCATAACATCTACCTTCATATTATTAGGATCATTAGGGGTTACCATAATCATCGCAGGTGCTTTAACTTTGACATGCTCGGCTGTCTTTTCGACTAATTCACCGAAGCACGTCCTACCGATCGTATCAACGTATGTAAATATATCCATGTGAGTATTATACTATATTAAAATTAATTTGCAACTTCTACTTTGAAGAAATCAAATAAATCTGTATTCAAAGCTTCTCCTGGTTTGAACGACTTCCATCCAGCGTTTTCATAGAACCTATCTATGACACTAAACACAATCTTTTCAAACATTTTTTCATAATCTATTTTGAA